CAGACGGCTTGCTTGTTTTTACAAAAATTCCAGTTTCATCAACCCTATACATTAAATATTTAGATGATTTTGGTTTCACAATAACAGTCTCTCCAGACTCCATAATAGAGGCTTTGTTTGAAAACAAATAGCCCTCTCTATTTGGCCTTTTTGCTGGCTTGAAAGAAAAAGAAATGATTGCTCCTTCAGCAGTTGAAGATAAATTCTTTTTAAATAAACGTCTATCGGCATCACCAGTTTTATCAAACTCGTATACGTGATGAAACTTTTCTGGATTTGATCTGGCCTTTGAGTCCAAGTAGTATTCAAAATACGTTGCTACTACGTTCGCCGCTCCACGCTCTATAGTCATCTTGTTGCTAGGCTTCATGTGTAATGATGTGATTAAGTCTATATCGTACTTAGCGATAGATATTACTTTTTCTGGAAACCCTCCAGTATTAACTCTACTGTTTTTTCTATAACTTACCACTACACATCAATCCTTTGAATTTCTTGCCTTCTGAGTACGGTTTCATACTCTATAAAAGAACCGTCAAAATTAAACAACGGCGTCGATCCTCTTGGTTCAAAAATTGTTGAGTTCTGAAAGCCACCCTCTGAAGTAGGATCTTGATTTTCTAAGAAAACAGTACCAGATTGGTTTCTAATTAAAACTACTCTTCTATTTGTTGGAACAACGGCTTCTGATCTAAGTTTAACCAACTCATTAAGTCTATTTAAAAGAAAGTCAATTGATACTTCTGTAGAGTTTTTCCCTAATCCAGTGCTTAAAATACCTCTTGCAACACAACTTATTGTTTTTTCAAAAGTCCATACCTTTATAACAGCGCCAGTAGCGTCCTGACTTATTGTTGGCTGGTATATGTCTGCCTCCATAGTATATGATGTTCCCGCTATACAGGTTGCCATTTATATCACCATATATCTGGGCTGTGTCATCCAAGGACTAATAAGTTTATCTACTAACAAGTTTCCTGTTCCTAGTGCAGACGTGTTGGCATAAGCAAGATTGTAAGAGTCATTAGATAGTTTAGAGATATTTTTATTTCTAATATTAAAGTCATTACATAGATAATCTTCAACCAGTAATGCCGTTGCCTGCTCAATAGCATTGGGAACATATTGATATCCAAAAATACCAAGAATCCTATACTGCCTATCTTTTATAAAGTTTCCTTCAAATGGAAATAATGCAGTGTCTGATGACTCATTGACATTCTTTTCAAACTCATCTTCTGTATTAATTATCTTTATTCTGTTTTTAGAAGTTGATGGCTCTAGATCATATTCAAAATTATTAATAGATGCTGATGAAATCTTATCGTAGATAAGTATGTCGTCTTCATACACCTTATCAATTCGAATTATTGGCTCTGGAAGAAACAGTACGTCGGAGCCATTTCCATAAACAACAACCGTTTTATACTGTTTAGTAAAATCTACACCAATATGACTCTGAAGATACAGCCTTGCTTTTCTTTCCAACTTTTTAACAGTTGCATCTGTTTCTGAAGAAGATATATCGGCAATTGATCTAGCCCTAGAAACAGTGACAAATGGTCTTGTTAGAGAAACGTAATTTATTGTGGCGCTTGCACCTGATGCCGTGCTGCTAACCCACTCTAGTTTTATATTTCTATCATAGGAAGAGGAGTCTTCGGTTAGTGTTCCTGTATACACCAAGGATGCACCAGAAGCAGCCGTGCCAGCCTGAATAAATTCATCGGTATCCAAATCATATGCCTCAAAGGTGACGGACGTGACGCCACTAGCAGCAGTAAATGTTATTTGAGTTTCACTATTATCAGACCTCAAGTATTCAATCACTTATATGCACCTCATGTCTATTTTACTACACATTTGATAATAGAAAAGGGGCTGGTTGTTACACCAGCCCCTAATCTATTTATTTATCACCCTGTTGCAGCGTTGGCCTTAGCCATTGCGGAAAGTTCTTCCACGTTTACGCCCATGCGGATAAATACGGTATATTCAATTGTGTCCTTCTTTGGCTTGAACTCACGGTGAACCGTTACGTCTCTCTGGAATCCCCAGATTCTATTCTGTGGGAATGTAAGATCGACATAGTGATCTGGGTATAGTGGAACTTCCATTACGGGAATACCGTAGATGGATGTAACCATACCTGCTGGTCCACTAACGCGAGGCTGTGTGCCTCTAAGAACGCCAGAAGCAATGTCTTCTGGAACTCCACCAGATCCGATTGCGCGGAGATCTGTGAGCAGAGTTTGTACGTTCTTTGTTGATGCGTAGAACTTCAGGTCGCCTCTACGTGCCTTGTACTTACGTCCAAGTGCATTGTAAAGATTCTCGAAGAATACGATTGCAGAACCACTCTTCAGTGCTCCTGAAGTTGTTGCTGCTGTGAAGAAGTTTGACGCTGTTGTAATTGTTGCAGCAGTACCAAAATGTGTTCCACCAGCCGCTCCGTCTGCAAGTGCAACGAATCCATCCAGTGTGAATGGGTAAGTTGTACCAGCGTATGAAGCAGTACCTTGTGCAGCAAGACCATTGATAGCAATGTCTTCAAGATCGTTACCAAACTGTGAAGCCATTAGGCGAACAATGTGATCCTCAAGTGCGGAACCCTCAATGTTGTCCTCAAGACCTTCAGTTGAAAGTTCGTAGTCAAGACGGAACTTAGTAGTAACAATCTCAACCTTGGTGAATTGAGCACCACGGTTTACAAAACCGATCGTTCCTGCACCTGCATCAGCAATGTTCTCTGATGCTTGAGAAGCCTTTCGGATAAGACGAGTTCCAACTTGGATCTTGTCAAATTCTGCTGTGTTTGCTCTCATAACCTGTCTGCGTCCGTCGTTACCAAGTACCATCTGGTCAAAGATATAGTCAAGGAATTGACGTGACTGCTCTGCAAGTAGTGATCCACCAGCCTGTGTTAACGGGTTGGTTGTAAGGTTCTCCATGTTGTCATTTGCAACGTCGGAGATAATAGCACCTGTACCGGCATCTACTATTGCTTTGTTAATAATATCGCTCATTTATTTACACCTCTCTTTCATATATTTTTATTCAGTTAAATATTTCTGCGGAGTTGAGGAAACGTCCACCCCATAATGACTTTCTCATTACAGGTTGTTCTGGAGCACTGTATTCTAGTTCACCAGACTTCTTAATTGCTGTCTCTTTTTCTAAAGACTCTACTCTAGAAGTGAGACTAGCAAAACTCTCTTTCATGTCACTCATGGACTTTTCCATATCATGCATGGCCTTTTCCATATTGTGCATGTTTTTTTCCGTTTGGTCAGTTTTATCATGCATTGACTTTTCTAACTCTAAAACTGAATTAGATACTGCACTAATTTCCTCAGTGTTAGAGGAAACTGACTTAGCAATTGCTTGCTCTACTAAATCTTTGACTTCGCCTAGTGCCTTCTCAAGACGTGCTGCGTCGGAAGTATCTTCAGCCTCAACCTCTTCTGGGTTGCTATCGGCCTTAGCAAGAGCAAGTTCGGCATCGGCATCTTCTACTTCAACCTCTTCGACTGTCTCTTCTACTTCAAACTCTACTTCTTCTGTCTCGTTTGGGTCTTCGGCGGCATCAAGTACTTCTTGGGCCTCTATATTTTCAGCCACTTCAACACCTCCTTCTTTATTCGGGAAATTATTTTTTTTTAGTCCCGATTCTTTGCTCTTACTTGCCAAAGGGTGACCCTTTGGTAATAAGTCTGTGTCAAATGGCTTTCTTTTAAATCTTCCAGTTCTTACTGCCTGCAAGAAGCCATTTACCCTTGCAAAAGCCCACTGTTCTGCGGAAGCAACATTGGGGCGAACAGAACCTGGATTTGATCTGTAAGCCCCGATCCCTCTGTTATAAACTTGTTGTAACATGGAAAGAGTTACTTTCTTTGAATTAACGTTACCATATTTTTCATTATGTTGAGTAACCTTGTCCTGTAAAGTCTTTTTTGATGATTCGGCCTTGACCATATCTTCGTGACTCATCTTCATGACAAGTGGCTTTAATTTTCTAAGATTAGATATTTTTTTAGCAACCATTCTATCTGTTGGAACAAACTTTCCACCGCTTGTTTCTCTATAGACCCTAACTATTGCTACTGGATTATCTTGAGTTGCCTGAATCTTTTCATTCGTTCCTCGAACATTCACCATTCCAGAAGTTTTGAATGACTCTACTTTTCCTTTAGCGTATTGGAGTGGTTGTGGGTCTTTGTTTACTGCATAAGCAACAAAGTCTCCAGAGGATAGTTCTCCTGCTGCAACCTTCGACATTCTTTTCATTTTCTTTTTACGTCTAAGGGATTCGGAAACTCCGCCGCGATTACCCTGAGTGGCATTTCTGTTTGGAGTGTTCTCGGAAGTTATTACTTCTTTTTCAGATATCTCCATATCTTCGTCAGAGGACATGTCTAGACTATGTGCTTCTGCTTCTTCTTTAGAAGCAAAGCAGGAAATTAACTTTCCATTGTCATCAACTAGTCCAGCGCCCCCCTTGCAATCTGGGTGGTTTTCCACCACTTTACGCTTTTTAATTTTTTCTTTATCCTGAACATTCATCATTTTTTTAGAGAAGTAGGAGTCAACAACCTTACCGATTTGATCCATATCGTTTTCTTCAATCCATCCTATTTGAGTCATTGATGACTCACACATTGGACAAGAAAGATCTTCTGCTTTGTTTGCTACAGCAACTGTATCTGAGTCACACCAAAAAATATTTTGTACAGAAACCTCTGTAGCAATACCAGAAGTAGTAACCCCATCTTTAGACTTTTGAATAGAAAGAATATTTGCAAACTGATTTGCTGGACTATCAACAAGGGAGAGTTCCATTAGTTCATACTTCTTAACAAGTCTTATGGACTCACCACTTTCCTCGTCAACCATTGGCTCTGAGTCCATGATTCTTCCACCAATTGAAAACCCTGTCAGTGTTCCATCTAAAACCATTTGCCAAATATCTTCTGCGCCCTTAGAAACATAAGCATCCACAAAAATCCCACTATATGTTTTAGAAGTTTTGGGATCGTAGAATGTATTTTCTTTAAAGGAAAGAACCTTTCCGGCAGGAATTGGTTGGTGCATTAGTCTTACGTTTCCACGAAAATTAGAAAACGCTTCCTTTGATGACTCTGGCGTTAACTTATCGCCCTGACGGTCAATATTATCTAGGGTAGCAAACCCTGAAACAGTCCTGCGTTCTTGGTCAACCTTAGCAATTGGCATACTAAAACGAATGTCGTCACCAGTGCTGCTAAAATGCGCCTTAATAATT